AGCCGCAGGGTGGGAATGTGGGTGGCAAGTTGAATGGGATAAAAACTGTCAACAAACCCTCTCACACCATTGGCCGAACGTACCCAAATGGCTAGACGTTAGTGACGTTAACGGTGCAGAGTTACCGCCCGTTGATGTAATCACTTTCGGTTCACCCTGCCAAGACCTTTCTGTTGCTGGCAAACGTGCTGGTATACAACAGGAAGGTGGTAGGTCAAACTTATTTTTTGAAGCAACCAGAATCATTAAGGAGATGAGAGATGCAACAGCCGGAGTTAGCCCTCGATGGGCTATATGGGAAAACGTCCCAGGAGCTTTCACTAGCGGAAAAGGTGACGACTTTGAAGCAGTCCTCAAAGAAATGGCAAACCTGGGGGCAAGTCTCGTTGAATGGGCAACCTTGGATGCGCAGTTCTTCGGAGTACCCCAACGTCGAAGAAGAGTTTTCGTCATCGCTTGCTTCGATACTGCAATCTCCGACAGAGGTGGCAGACCGTTACTTGCTATCTCCGAAAGCGGCCGAAGGAATACTTCGAAGGGCAAACCGACGCGGGAAAACGTTGCCACCGAGACTTCAACAAGCGTTGGAACAAGTAGCCGAGAAACAGTAGACCACCCCATTATTTTTAGCCACACCCAAGGGTTAGATGCGCAACCATCAGAGATAGCTAGTCCAACTTTACGTGTTGGTGGTGCAGGTATGGCTGTTGCTGAACCTTTTACCGCATCAAGCCACGCTGGTTACTCTGATGGCATAGGAACTTTGCGTTCATCAGGTGGTGACCTGGGGGGGGGAAGCGAGACATTGTTGGTGCGCTTTGTGCCAGGGATTATAAAGGTGTCGGGAACCAATACGTGATGGAAAACAAACTTGTGGTACAAGACACGCCATGACAACCGTAATTGTGTTCGCACCAGGACCTATGGTCCGTTTGGGCGGAAACATTTGGGAAGAAACAGTACCTACTTTGAGAGCTGAAGCAAAACGTGGCGACGCTGAACCGCACCTACTTATACCATCTGAAGAAAATGAGGGAACAATGCAGGTACGCAGACTCACCCCCGTCGAATGTGAACGGTTAATGGGGTGGCCCGACAACCACACCCTGCACCGTGCCGACGGCAAAACGAATAGTGACACCACTAGATACAAAATGTGCGGGAACGGTATAGCATCACCCGTAGCGCAATGGATAGCAGAACAAATAAACTTAGCCGAAAATGGCTTGTGACCATTGCGGAACAGTAACTAAAGCACTCACCACCTGGACCCCTAACCAGGTGGCTGAGTGTGAATGTTTATGCCATGAAGCAAAACGATATAAACCTACAAAAAAAGTTCGTAAAGGGGCTAAGAAATGAATCGATACTGGCGTGAAGAAGCAGCTTGCAAAGGTGCTGACACTAAACTGTTTTACGGTGAACGTGGTAAAGGCAAAACAATATATAAAGAAGCCAAAAAATATTGCGAACAATGCCCTGTACTGGCAGATTGTTTCCAGTTCGTTATGGAAATAGAATCACAACCACAACAAGGCATGGGTAGGCACGGATATTTTGCTGGCATGACCCCACTACAGCGTGAAGAATATCAACGGCAACGGAACACTCATGTTCACGCGTCTTGAATGGGAAGAAAAAGCTGCATGCAAAGGCGCACCTGTAGAAATATTTTTCCCCGAAATAAACGGCGACAAAACAGACAACCCTTGGTTGCCGGCCCGAAACTATTGTGCGCAATGCACCGTAAAAAAACAATGCCTCGATGCGGCATTAAAATATGAACAGCCCATACTGATGCGCTTCGGCATGTGGGGTGGGCAAACACCAACAGAACGTGGTGTGACGGCAACGAAACGTTCAAAAAAAACGTACAACCTTTAGCGATATGAGGTCGTCGCACTAGGGACGGGGTTTGCGGGCAAAAAAATATAGCCGCGCATCATCGGACCCGAAGGGGGTAAGGTCCGAGAGCGCGGCTACAACAACAACACTATAGCAGCTACCTATCTATTTCCACCACCATTAACGTCGATGAATATGTTGCCAGGCCGCACCCCGCTATCGCACTATTGGCCGCATTGAACGTAGTGTGCCGGTATGCCAGGCCGATACGCCTATCGTATTTGTGGCCGTCACGGTAATACGGGCCGCGCCAGTATTCACGGATAATACCGCCCAACATTCTTACGACAACATACTGTCTACGTTTACGCCGATACCGTGGAAACGAAATAGCCCTACCCGCACGTGCAATACCCCGCAAGGTATCACCGGCAAGTAGAGCTACCGTCGATGTTTCGATATGGCGTAATAGTTTATTGTTCACCGTTTAGCACGGGCGTGTTGCGGGCCTGCACTTGCATGTTAAACACGGGCGTGAGTTTGCCAGGTTTAACCCCGCTGCTACTTACTAACGGCATGACATACAGCTCTACAGTGAGTGCCATATAGCCTGGTTCGCGCATATCACGGGCATATTTCATGGCGTAATCAGTGACGTGTGGCGGTATAACCCCGCCTTTAACGCCCCGATTATCCGATGCAATGACCTGCTCACCTAACGTAACTATGCCGTCACTAACACTAATTCGATAATGTTTCATGCCGATACCATCTCTTTAACCTTGCGCATAAATTTGGTTACGGCAACAACAACGTTCCTGTCTGGCAAATAGTCCCACCCGAAAGTACCGTCATCATATTGAATGGCGCTCTGGCTTCGACGTGGATAATGTTTATGGTTAGATATAACCCATACCGTGCTAGGGCGGCTAGAGTCCCATTCAAGGACCCAATTCCCCGCAATACTTTCGTGTTTCATATATACCCCTATTCATATAATTCCCCACCCGAATTGGTGAAAGAATAGTATGCGGCAAGTGTTGCGAACACTTGAAACGGTAACGCTACCCCGCATGAACCTAGCTCTACTTATAAACGATAACGGCACCCGACGATTCAAGGCCGTCACGGCAAGTAGCGCACAAGTACGCCCCGCCAGCATCAGTAAGCTGCCCATCGACAACGCGATGCCACGTAGCGTAAGCAGTAGCGTTGTTTTCTCTGCACCCCTGGCATACCGGCAACGTCACGGGCCTTAGAATATCTGCCGCAATATCTGCCATAACATTATGAATGTTCATTCTAAAATTCCATTTCCGAATCGAATACCCACCCGTTATCGGGTCCCAATTTATAGAAAGTGGCGACACTAATCGTCCTAGTTTCGCCCCACTCACGGCCCAACATGGCGTTAGCCCATTCTTCCGCTACCCGCCCGTCACGGAAACGTAGCTTATTTGCCACCCCGTACTCATCACCAATAGTGACCATGATGGGGTATTCTTCAACAACACTAGCGGTATCCATTATGACCCCCTAACAATGTCGATGCCGTTACCCTGGCAATACTCACGGAATAATGCGATAGCTACCCGCTTAGGGTAGCCGTAGTATTGACGCGACATATACCACGGGGCGAAAGCTTGACCGCCTTGAACTAATGCCGTAACAACATAATGCCCCGTCACGGGGTTACGTTCTGCCGTAATCATTATTTGCCCCCCCGTTGTGGCATCACTAAACCGGTAAACGTGCCGTAATCGTTGGCGGCAGTAATGCGGCTAGGTTTCGTGGCGTGAATAGTTTCAACAATAATCGGGCTATCCTTACCCGCCCACAATGTCGCCCCGTCAATAAGGCCCGCCAGATACTTGCCGTTAAACAATGCGGGTAGCTCTATGTCTGTTGCCCCATCGATAATGCTACGGCACGTCGGAAATTGCGAATAGTCTAGACATTCTACTGCCACCCGTGAAACGGTATCGCCCGCAATGTTTACGCCAGACACGTCACAAAAACGCCTAATATCTTCCGCATACTCACCTAGCTCTAACGACACGTTGCCCGTTTTGCCCACGGCCTTAGCGCATACTTGAACGGCCTTAACAATATCGCCAGACAACAAAACGCTACTAGGATACGTGGCCGTCGGGTCCGGTATCGAAACGGTATTCT